CTTAACGTTTGGAAGAAGGAAAATCCCTTCATGTACGAGTTCATCAAATGGTACCTAATTGGTCTAGCCCTAAACGGTGCCTACAGACTTATTGTCTACAAGTACATGTCCTCTCAACTCCAAACTGAAGCCCAGGCCGGTGCCCTAGCCGCCTACGATCCCACCAACCCAGCTGTAGTCAAACGCCCTGTCTACAAGACTGCCAGCTCATCCGTTCGTAGATTTGCCGTGAACTCCCAGATGGCTGACCAGCAAGCTGATGATACAGCCGACCTCATTCGACCCAACATCTGCCACATCAAGACCGCCATAGGTGGAACTTGTGGACTTTTCCTTAAGGACAGAACACTTATCACAGTGAGACATATCATTATTGTCGCTGAAGGAAAGCCAATTACTATTGTGAAAGGAGGAGTCGAACGCACATACCAGATGGATGAACTTGAAATCCTGATCAACGATGAAAAGGATCAAGCCTATATCACCATCAAAGACCCCACCTGGCCTATGGCTAAGGACATCACTACCAAGTTCGCAACTCGTAGTGACCTTGATCGCATCAAGGGAGGTAATGTCTGCCTCGTCACCCCCAAGACTATCAGAGCTTGCTCTGCCCAACCCGAGTTCTATGAACAAAAGAACTACCGCGCCGCCATGAATTCGAAGTACGCCTTCTTCGACCGTAATGGTCTCTGGTTACCAACCCTAGACACCCAGAATGGTGAGTGTGGAAATCCCTACATTGTTCAGAACAATCAGATGCCTCGCAAGATCGTCGGTATCCACGTCGCTGGAGGAGCCGGTGCTTGCTGCTCTATCTTGACACAAGATGATCTCCTGGAACACGGAATTATCGCTAACCCCGAAGGATTGCTTTATGCCAATATGGATGAAGCCCCAATTACTCCTATCGAGGAAGCCCTCAACCTTCCCCCCACTGATCCCTTATTTCCAAAGCTTCCTATGTCTTCTTTTGTTACTCCTGGTGACATGGATCCTAACGCTGTGGTTGTTGGTACTATTCCCCCCGCTTACACCGTGAGACAACCTCACCAAAACGAGAAAGTGCCATCAATGTTCCAGCGCCTCGAGATCCCAGGCACTCCCAAGCCAACCACACTACCATCCCTGCTCAAGCCAGTTGGAGGAGTATCACCCGCCGCAGTCGGTATCGGTTCTAAGGTGCCCCGCCCTAAGAACTACCACAATGACCCACGCCTAGAGACTATCATTGGACCCTTCATCCAGGATAAGCTTCCGTACTTCGTAGAAGCTGAGATCCTTAGTATTCATGAAGCTCTCAATGGCAAACCCGGATACAGACATGTCGGCCCCGTCGACCACACCACATCCGATGGTTGGCCCTACAACTCGTCCGAGTTCGGAAAGAGTCTGTACGACCCCACCACGCCCGCCTCCATCAAGCTCAGCGGAGAAGTTGTCTATCATGTTCGAAGACCCTCCGGAAAGAGACGATATCTGATCAAGCGTGAGAAGCTCGACCACATCACTGGTGAGATCACTGAGTACTGGGAAACCACCAGCCTCATTCACCAGCAATTCGACAAATTCACTCACGACCTCCGGAACAGGAACAAACCTTTCTTCGCTGTGTGCGACAATCTCAAGGACGAGACTCTCCCTGCTGAGAAAGTCCGATACTACAATGCTGACGGTAAACTGATTTACGTCGGTAACACTCGCATTATGAACTCACTTCCCTTCCCTGTCTTACTCAAGGAGAAGTGCCTGTTCGGCTCTTTCTTTGAGAATGTCCTCAGATGGCAGCCCCATCTTGATTGTTTCTTCAGCCTTGGTGTCAACGCCCATAACCATCCTGAATGGCAACGCATGTACAACAAGATCATGCAGTTCGGCCCTAACACCAAGATCCTCGCTGGAGACTTCAAGAAGTTTGACGGCTCTCTCCCTGTCGTCCTCATCTTGTTCGCCAGTATCATCATCGCTAACTGGTACATGCGCTCTGCACACTTCTCCACCCTTCCCAAAGAAGTCAGAGACGCAATCAAGACTGAAATGGACGAGCTCAACGAACTCCTTGCTGAGCCCAACCACCTCATCCTCAACGTCATCTACCGCGTCGCTGGTAATCCCTCCGGCCGCTACCTCACTACCATTATCAACACCATTGTTGTGTTGGCCATCTTCCTTCTAGCTGCTCTCAACGCTAGAGATAAGGACACCAACGACAACCGCAATGACCAAGCCGTTATGGAAGAGGTCTACAAAGCCTTCCTCGGTTTTGGTGATGACCACATTGTCGGCACGCCCGAAGACTCCAACTTCACCATGTTCGACGTAGCTGCTGAGAGTGAGAAATGGGGTATGACCTATACCTCTATCTACAAGGACCGCCCACTTGTATCTGGATTCTCTATCTCCGAAGTCAAGTACCTTCAGCGCACCTTCAGACTCCACTCTGTTGGTATGATTGTTGGTGCTCTCGACAAAGCTACAATTGAGGAGATTCCCCTGTGGGTCAACCGTGATCTCGATCCTGAGTATGCCCACCGTGTTGTTGTTGAATCTGCCCTCATGGAGTGTGTCTACTGGGACCGCGAGTACTTCGAACAGCAGAAGCAGATCTGGAACCTCGGCCTCATTAAGATGGGTTATGCCCCCTCGACCCTGAATTATGATGCCCTTATCGCTAGATTCTTTGGCCTCGGCCGCAGACTCTGCAGTCTAGATGTTCCTACCGAAGTTGCCCCTACTCGCACTGAACTCGTCGCTCAGATGGCTGAGAAGCCTCTCGAAGAGTACCTCCCGTTCGTCCACTACGAACAGTTCCTCGATGACATTGGTACTGATGGACCCGTTTTCCTCCGTGAGAAGAAGTTCCCTGTTTTCAGAGAAACCTGCCCACGATCCCACTGGAGAAATGACTCTCGTCTTATGCAGGTGATCGCCGGAAAGCACGTTAATGTCACCCGCTACACCCACATGCCTAGCCGTCGCTCATACCGCATGGTCTCTCTTGAGAACCACGACCTCTTCATTCTTACGAAGCACTACCCCAAGTTCCGCGACTCCATCCCCAAGGACGCAACTGACCGTCAGATTGTTGAGCTCGCCAAGAAGCTCTACGACTCGCTCTTTGATATTGACGAAACCATCGTTGCTCAGATGTCTGTCCCTAGCGGAACTGTCCTCAGCGAGCCCACAAGAGTCGTTGAGACCACCGCATTTGAAGACCTTCAAGGAGCCCAGAACCCAACCTCGAACCTTACCCTGTTTAAGCCTCCCTACCTTGAAGGAACTGATTGCTATCCCGATCAAGGTCTAGCCACTATACTCTCTCGCCCCTATGCTGACTCGTTCACCTGGAGTGGTGCTGATGCTGTGGACGCCAAGATCGCCACCTACTCGTTCCCCGCTGTCTTCATGAACAAGTCCAACCTTGTCGAGAAGCTCAACCGCGCTCAGTATCTTAGAGCCGCAGTGGAAGTCGAGTTCCGTATAGCATCAACCATCAACCATGATGGTGCCCTGCTCATTGCCTGGCTCCCCCACTTCAAGCCCCACATCAGTTCCACTGGACAGTTGATAGACCCGTTCAACAACATCTACACTGCCAGTATGCTCCCTGGAGTCATCTTGTCCGCAAGTACTGCTCAGACCGTGAGCTTTACCATCCCCTGGACCGGAGAATCCAACTACTGGAACATGAAGGATGCTTGCACTGCCACAACTGATACGTTCTTTGGCGGTATGGGATATGTAGCCATCTATGTTCTCGCACCCCTCAAGTGCCAAGGTGCCGCTACTGTTCCTGACCTCACCGTCACCATGTATTCACGTCTAGTCAATCCCGAAGTTGCTGGTATGGGACTCAGAGCTCAGATGGAATCCTCCACTGCTGAAGCCCAGACCCGCTCTGTTAAGGGAACCTTGCTTGATGTCGCCAAAGCTGGAGCCAACAATGCTTTCAAGATTGTTAAGGCCGCTTTTGGCGTCGGCTCATCTATCATGTTGAATGCCGTCTCAGGAGGTGCAGCCCGCGCTCTCTACCTGAACTATCCCAATAGCACTCAAGCAAACGTGCCTACTCAGATCCGTTCCCTTGGAAACATGGCCTATGCCAATGGCCTTGACCCTTCCCAGCTCGCAGCTATGAACGTAGACGCCAAGATTGCAACCGGCTCAGATCTTTTTGCCGATAAGAAAGATTACAATTTGTTTTCCAACTACAAGTTGCTTCCTGGTATGATCTACAAGACTACCATTGACTACGACACCACTGTTGGTTTCCGGTTCATCGACCTTCCCGTAAACCCAACCTTTTGCTACAATAAGGTCCCCGCTGCTATGACACGAACCTACTTTCCAACCCCAGTTGGCCACCTCTCATCCCACTTCACATACTGGAGAGGAGGATTGAAGTATTGCATCCGCATCTACTGCTCCAAGTCATCGGCTTTCCGTGCACGACTTGCATGGGTACCAGATCCAACCTACAACACCGCTCTTGATGAGAACACCTCTGGAGATACCATTTCCAAGATTGTTGACGTCTGTGGAGACACCACAGTTACTGTTACCATTCCCTACCTTAGAGAGGTTTCTTACCTACCTGTCGCCAATTGGGCCGATGCCTCAACCTTCCCTGGTTCTTGGAGCACCAGCAATGGTCAGTTGATTATGTCTATTCTCACCCCTATTGCCACTGCCGCTAATTTGTCCGATTCTGAAGTAACAATCGCTGTCTGGATGTCTGGTGCCGAAGATTTTGAAGTCCAAATGCCCAAGCCACTCGACCCTGGATATACTTGTCAGATTAACATCCCCTCGGTGTATCTTCCAAGACCCAGCAAGAAGTTGGTTGCCCAAATGGACTCCAATATTGTTGATGCTGCTGACACTCGTGCCCTATTTGAGAAGCCCTTCGATACTATTGTTCCTGCGACTACATGGATCCCCGAAGGAATCAACTTTTCAGAACGAGTGACGTCCTGGCCCGAGCTCATGCGAAGGTACAGGTTCGATTCGACGTACGCCTCTGCCAGCACTGCTAATCTCCCCCTCTGGAAGGGATTCGATCAAAGCTATCAGCCTATTCCGATGCTTGAACGTTCCTTTCTGTTCTACAGAGGCTCTATGAGATACAAGATTTGTGTTGGCTCGACCACCCGATCATACATCCTGTCTACTCTATGGAATCCAGCCATGAACCCAACTGGAACCATACCCATTCTCGGCAATCTTAGTGATACCGGAATTGTCCTACAGGATATAGGATCAAACTCCTGGGGTGAGGTCACGATCCCCTGGAGCTATCGCGGGAATATGATTGGTGGAGGTGAGTACTCCAGCTCTTTCGATTCAGACATTCCTGCCCTTCAGTTTATGTTGTTCGATCACATAAACTACACCACAACCTCCAAGCGCATTATTATCTTCACTGCGTTTGGTGATGACGTAACCCTCGGGTGGCCCATTTGCCCACCCCCCGTCGGAGCGATTGCTGCCGGCGAGTCTCCGATTGTCACGGAGAGCAAGCAAATTAAAACTCATATCGAGGAGATCAAACTCGATGAAGGTGGTAAGCAGCCTTCCAGTTCACAAAATGCCTCTTTTTCCAAAATAATCGATAATTACGATGTCCACGTGCGTAGCGCCCAAAAGAAGACCACGATAAAC